GTTATTAGCCATTGTCACAGCAAAATTCATTATCTGATCTGTATAGTTACCCATCTCCTTTGTGAATTCTTCTCCTACATATTGTGATCTAATATCTTCTACAAATAATTTAAGTTCATTTTTTATAAATGCTCTGTCTTGTGATTCATCTATAAAGTATGAAGCAATAATTTGATCTAGCTGTACTGCCCCTATCTTTTTTAATTTATCTACTTTGTATGCACTGTTATCTTTAGCGTGTTGAGCTTGAAATCCTTTTACTCCATCATCTATCTGACTTAAGAAAAAGTTTTTAACATAGAACTCTGGCATATCCAGTTGTTCTACTCTGGCATTTCGCTTACGAGCTACATATTCTTGAACTTGAGGAGAAGAAAAAGGGAAAGCTGCTAGAGGTTTTAACTCTCCGTCAGCAGGGTCAATGACTCTTGTAGTTTCTAATTCTTTAAGCCAAGCATTTTTTAAGTTAAGTCCTAAAGCTGCTGACTTTGCCTTATAAAAAGCAGGAGCATACCAAGGGTTTTGACCTCTAATAAATTCTGCTTCTTCTGCAAGACCTTTCTTTGTTAGGTTATTTAACTTTTGAGCTATCTGTCCTTGTGTCGTTTCTAAATTTATTTCTTCTGGGTATAGCAATTTTTCTGTAGCTGTAAATCCATCTGAACCTGCTCTTTCTCCTGCTGATTCTGCTTCTTTTATTTCAGCAGCTTTTACTTTATCTATCTCTTGTCCAATATATTTTTGTAAAGCAGGTTCAATAATCGCCAAGGATTGAGCTACTTGGTTTAGAGGACTTGTAATATTTATAGGTGCAACAGTACTTTGAGTTACAAAAGTATCTACAGGTCTAGTGCTTGGAGTAAATCCTCTAGGTTGTACCATAATTTTTAAGCGTTAATTGCTGCCATGTCAGGTTTAATGTCAAGGTAGCTCTTCAATCCAGTAGAAGCTATACCTGCTATGGTTGGCAATAGACCTTGGTATTGCTGTTGTGCTTGTATATATCCTCTGTTAGCTATATCTAAAGCTTGATTTCTACGACTTTCTCTTTGTGCTATTATTCCTTCTACATCTCTATCGTATTGTCTTTCGGCTGATTCAAGAGATTGATTTAAACTTTCTCTCATAACACCTCCTTGCCTTTCTACATCTCCTAATAAAATACTTAATAACCTACCTGATTTACCTTCTTGAACTGCAATACTTCCTTTAGCTTTTAACTCTTTTATAGTTGCTTCTAATTTTTTTTGTCCAACAATAGCTCTGTCTTCTTCTAACCTATCACTGACAGCATTTTGTTGTGCAGACATAGCAGCATCAGCAGATAAAGCTGTTCTTTCTGCTGCTTGGTATGCGTAAGATGCTGTTTGTCTAGCTGCTTTATTTTTAGCTGCTGCACCTGCCACTTGTGTTACAGCACTTAAGGCTAGAGAAGCATTAAATAAGTTCCCTGCAAGTCCAGTTAGTCCTAAAGCTCCTGCTACAAAACACATTAGGCTATCCTCATGAATTGATAGAAAGGTTTTTTATGCTTACCATATTCTTCATGATACTCGATAAATTTAAATCCCAAACTTTTTAACCACTTCATAGCTACTACGTTTTCTGCATATACAACATTATATAAAATTGTATATGATTTCATTAACTCATCAACCCATATTCTGCCTTTTCTAATTAATTGTATTTTATATTTTTTACTTGAAAATAACTCATCAGTAGAAACCATATAGATACAGCCATTACTGGTTACACCACAAACACCAATAGGATTATCTTCATCTCCACAGATTGCCATAGCTTCTTTACTAGCTAAGTATGAAACTTTTAATGCAGTTTCAGCATCTTGATCGGTTTGGTAAACAGCTTCTAATTTGTCCATATCTCTCATATTTTTAGATACATAATCTAAATCTTTTAATGTGCATTTTCTTAAATAACCCATTACATTCTCCTACTCTTCATGTGAAACATAGCTTCGTATTCTGCACTTGCTAATAGTGTTGGTAAGAATGTTTTATTCTTTACATCTATATCAACCCTGTCTGCTCTGCTCATTATTGGAACTCTAAATGTACCTGTCTCTAAATTAAGCTGACCAATCGCAGCAGAAGCAGCACCCAAAAATCGACCACTAAATTTATGGGTGCTAGTATCTCTCAACTCAGGTGTTACTTCTACTTGAAAGAAACCACTCTTTTCAAATTTTATATAGAAATGATGTAGCTGCAATCTGCTACTAATAATCTCAGCACTATTTTGTTGTGGGGTTTCAGTTATTCTCTGTTTACTAAATCTATAGTGCATATCATAAGGTTCTCCTATAATAAATTTTGCGTTTCTATAGTCTCCACTTGCTTCTATTGTTGTTGTTGAACCATTAGTTAGGTTTGTAGATTGTATTACTGTTGCAGGTTTTAAGGTTTGTGTCACTCCATTTATATCAACAAACGTACTTGTTTCATTACTTGCTAAAAATCTACCTACTATATCCATTTTTGCTCTAAGTCTATACGGAAGAGTAAAAGTACTTTTATCAGTAGATGAGTTATATGAAACAGTTACATCTGCTTCAGTTACTTTATGATCTAAATGATATTCAAAGTCTGCATTAGTTTCTTTAAAATCAGATTCAAATGGTATTTTTTCTAAAGTAACTGTATTAGCTTCTTCTATAACTAAAAACAAATCAGTACCTATAAAGTCAACATTTTTTATAGACCTGTTTTCGTTGATAGTAAAAGTAAACCAACTGTTTAAAACTTTCTGTCCTTGACCACCAAATAACCATCTGTTTATAAATAATTTATTAGGGTTATCAGTTCCAACACAAACAAGAATATCTTGATTATTCGATACAGCTAATTTAAAAATATTACTTGGTATTAGTCTTGGTACATGAATAGTTATGTTTGCTGCATCTCTAACAGTTGCAGTAGTTTGTGTAATATACTCTCGAATACCTGCAAAGTTACCTTTCTTTGTTAAAAAATAAATAGAATTACCAGAACCTACAGGTGCAGCGTCATCTGCGGATTCAAATTCTGTTGATACAAGTACGTTAGCTGTTGTCGGTGTTAAGTTATCTGCTGAACTGGATAGTACAAATTGTGTTTGTTCAGAAAATAATATTAACTGCTCTCCCATAGTTACTGCGTGTTTAAGGATAGCAACTTTGGTATGAGAAGCAGCTACATCTATAGGGTGTGAGTCAACTACAGTGAGAACTGTATCAGGAAAAAAGTTAAAGAACTCTGAAACATTAGATAGTATTACATTGTCATCTGCTAAAAATCCTAATCTGTTTCTAAAGAAAAATACATTATTAATTTTACGACCAATAAATGAAGGGTCAGGAGCAGACTCTATATCTCCTGCTGTTCTTTCCCCCCATACAGGTAACGTATAATTTGTACCGCTTATGGTATATGTGTCTCCATCAACTCTTGCAAATCTAAAATTACCATCTGCCTGTCTAATCAAAACGTGTGGCATAGTGGAATAATTAAATTTAAACTCTATACCTGCTTCTACTGTTTCTTCCCATTGACCTTCTTCTAAAGCATTGCCATTATTAGTGACAAACTTTACATAGTAATTATCAAAGTCTGTATTCTCATCTCCTTTTACTTCTACTACCATTCCATTAGGAGAGACAGTAGGTAAATCTGTAAATCTTTGAACTGAATTTTTTACTATAGTTAACTGCGTATTACCCTGAGTGTCAGTACCATCTATAGAAAAATTACTACCATCATTCTTTTTTATATGGATTACACTGCCATTTCTTGCAATAGTAAATCCCGATAATCCTGAATTAAGACCTGATTGTAAGTCAGCAGCAACTTGTGATGTACTGAGAGATGAATCGTTTGTTGTGTCATCAGTAACAGTTACGCCATCAACAGTAATTGAATAGATAGTATCGTTAGAAACTTGCTTTACAAAAATAACTGCCTGTGTAATATTTCCTGCGGATAAAGTTGTATCCATTGCAGTTACCTGATTTGTATTAACAACGAAAGTAAAGTCAGCAATCGTTACAGTTTTGATTGTATCTCTAGGGTTTGAAGTATTCAGGTATGTAGTTCCGTCTGGTTTGTTTACAGTTTTTTCTGTACCATCAAGCTCATATACTTTTACATTGCCATTACTAAATATCGCCACATATCTTTCATTAATATCTCTGTTTATAGTTTGAATATGAACATTACCTAACGTGCTAGTGCTTAAATTTGTGACGTGCTGTATGCCTGATCTTTTTACTAAACCTACAACTGGATTGCTGTCAGCATTGTCTTGTATATCAGCGTGATCTGATTGCTTAGAAGAATCCGAAGATTGTGATACACCTCTAAGTAGCGTGGGTATTGATCTTGATACTATTGCCATAGTTATCTGTTAAGAACATCAGCAGGTGTAAATGTATTCATGGCATTATTTAGATTTGGGTCGCCTGATAAAACATTATGGTCTGCATTATCCATATCATTTTCCATAAGGTTTGCTCTGGCTCTGGCTTCATCTTGTGCTGTATAAGTTCTTAATCCATCATCTCCAACTAATCTATCTACAAATACTCTAGCTGCTCTTATGTTTATATATCGTCTAGCAGATTCAGGTATCTCATCAAAGTTTCTAAAGTAAGTAACATTACAAGTTAAGTCTGTATCAAAAACATAAGTATTATTTTTTCTGTCATACATCTTTAGACCTCTCTGTATGACATCAATAGTTGGGTGGTCAAAAACATTAGCATCTACTTTCAACATATCTGTACCAAGAGCAATCTGATTAGTACCATCTCTAGTTAGTTTGACATTAAACTCTTGATTAAAAGACCAACCTTCATTCTGTACGTCTTTATTTATCTCAGCTAAAGTTCTTTGTGCAGTAACAGCATCTACTGGAAGCGTATTAATAGGTGCTTCGCCTATTGCAGCAAGCATAATATTAATACATTCAAGTTCTGTGGTTGCAGCTACAGCCATTGTTCTTTACTTTTTTGACATTTTCAATGCCATTAAATTGCTTTTTAAATTTTTAGACTTTTTTTTGTCTGTTTTTTTAGGTCTTCCTACTTTGTTTCCGTAAGTACCTTTTCCGTAAGGCATAAAAAAAAAGGGTATCTAATAATAGAATACCCTATTTTATGGATTTAGGTAGATTATGAAGCAGACAATTTGATTGTTGCTGCACATTCTGGTCTTAGGATTCCATGACCAAGTGCGTACTTGGCGATCATCAATGTTGATTGATACATAATCCCATAATCTGCACCTGAGATTTCAGTTGTCATATCTTGCAACTTGACTGTGCCGACTGCGGATTTATGGAATACCAAACCTAGCGTCTTGCTATCATCTCCTGAGTAAGTGTTATTAGCACCTGAAGGGTTAGAGCCTACGTTAGATTGTGGTACGTTGTTAGACATCATGATAGGGATACCTGCAACCTGTGTTACTGTACCTGCTGCTACAGAACCATTACCCTGTGGGTTAAAGTCTGTATTCATAACTCTGGTAGCAGATTCAGGAATCTTATAAAATTCCGCAGGTGGCAACACACAGTATCTATCTGTGCTTGGAATGTCACGAGTGTCAAACTCTTGAGCTATATCATAGATAGCTGCAACCAGTTCATCTCCTGTTACGTCAGATGAAGCTGTATTACCATTGGCAAGTGTTAATACAAGACCGCCATCTTCGCCACTAATAGTAGCTGACGCACGACTCGCATTAGCGATTACCTTCGCTACGTTTTGATCGTATGTTTTTGCTAAAGCCTTTCCTAATTCAGCAGAATAGGTAGCTCTTACATCATAATGATTCTTAAGCTCATCAAGCCGAGCGACTACCGCTTGGGCGATTAACATATCATCAATATTTATCAAGACCTCATTAGCCTTGATTTGGTTCGCCCCTACTAGGGGTTCTCCAATAACGTGATAAGCTGCTGTAGCTGTACCTAATTTTGGAAAACTTGCCGATTTGCCTGATGCAATAGTACGGACAGAATGTAGTTGCTCGTTGAAAATATTATTCTGGGCAAAACTTGTTAGAACCTCTCCACTAAAGACTTTAAGAAAAAGTTCGTCAAAGTTTGTACCAGAATTATTGACAAGACCGAGCCTACTTACAGTTGCGTTAGCCATCTGTTTAGTAAGTGTTTGTAAATAATTTTTGTACTAACTCGTTTCTACTTATCTTTCTTAAAGCGTTATCTGACGTATCAGGCACTTTAATATTTGATTGTATATTAAGAGTCCTAGCAACGCCACTTGCGTAGTGCAAGAGCCTTTCTAGTTGGCCTACCTTTACTGTCTTTCATTGCTCCTTTGACACCTTTCATTCTTGCACAAAAAGATTTTCTTCTAGCTTTTTGTCTGGGAGAAAGCCCACTCTTTTGAGTGACAGGTCGTTGCAACTTTGAACCTGTAGCAGCATTGATTCTTCTTCTCCCACTTTCAGACAATCCTCCTGTTGGATTCTTGTCAGATTTTCTAAGAGATAAAGATTTTCTGCGTGGAGACATGAACTACAGATAAGAGTAGTTAAATAAAATATAACAGTTATGCTGTCCTTTGTCGTCTTTTGTGATTGTAAGTTATTCTTTTTCCGCTAGTTTTTTCCCTTTTAAATTTAAGTCTTTCTCTATTACTTAACTCTTTACTTGTCTTAGGAGTCTTGCTACTAACTCTTTTTGAAGGTCTGCAAGCAGGATAAGGTCTGCCATCTCCCTTCTTACGACCACAGGGTTTACCTGTTTTAACATCTACCCACTTCTCTTTAAACCATCTATCTAGACTCATTAGGCTTTGGTGTAACCTCCACCTGCTGCTTTATATTGTCTAACAAGTTGACCACTTGCATAAGCAGAAGGCCACTTCTTGACTCTTGCTTTAACTCTAGCTTTGATTCTTGCATAAAGTTCTGGCTTAGTTGGTTTGTTAGCCATTAACCTACTACCTTAGACTCTTTTAACCTATCATAAACAGACAATGTATATGCTTCGTCTTTACCATATCTAGGGTCAGCCATAGCTTTTGTAAGTTCTGCCTGTGTTTTAAATGTATTAGTATTACTTGTTGCTGTTCTACCATTTATTAGTTGTGGTTCATAACCTTCTGCTTCTCTCATCTGTGCAGCAAAACCCTGTACTGCAACTTTAATCATTGTCGGGTCTTGAGTATCAAGTATCTTATCAAATGCCTTGAGAGTTTCGTCAGGCATATTTTGTTGTGTCCAATCTCTTAGTTTTGAATAACCTTCTTCTCCACCTGTAACTGATAAGATGTCATTCAACTGTGATTCTTTTATATCTTCAGCAGGGTTAGCAGCACCCCTTAATCCATCTAGGTAAGTATCAATAACTTGTTTAGAGAATCCTGCTTCTCCTAGTTTCTGGTAATCATCTTCTGTGATATTACCTGATTCTTTAAATGTATTAGTAATAACCTCTGGGTCAATACCAACCTCTTCTAGAACTGAAGCTAAACCATCTCCATAAACTTCAGCAGCGTCATAGTTTTCATTGCTTTCTTCTGCTTGAGTTTCTTCCTCTGTGGACTCTTCAGTAGTTTGATCTATTGCACCAAGCTTTCCTTCCAGTTCTTTGTAGCTGTTTACCATATCCGCAGCAGTTTTAAACTTACCTGCTATAAGTCCATTCTCATCTCTTAGACTTTCAATATCTTGTGAAGACATTGGGGGCGTTTCATTCGCCTGTACTTGTGATGATGTCATAGTAGTTTTTTGGTTTAACTATAAGTGATTGTACTGCCATGTCTAGTGCTGACAGTTTTACCTTGGTTCTTTGATTTAGGTGTACCTTCTTCATTTACACCTAATCTGCTGACAACTGCTTTTTCAGGAGCTACATATCTCCCATTGTTGTCTCTTGGTTTTGTAGTCTTTTTAGACGAATTGCTCTTGTTGGGCATTTGAATCCATTTGTTGTGAGATAAGACCTGCTTCAGCCTGTTTCTTGGGGTCAAGTAAAGGCGAGCCTACAGCAGCACTACCAAGACTTCTAATGAGTTCTTGTTGTTGTAGTTGCTGTTGCTCCGCAGCAATCTGTTCTCCTGATTTTACCAATGTTTCAGTTTCTATGCCAATACTGGTAGCCAACCTTTTGATAGCTTCATCAACATTAACGTATTGTCTCATCACATCAGACCCTAAAGCTGTTGCCAAAGTAGTAATAAACTCAAGTAGTTTTTCCTTATCCTGTCCTCTACCTAGTCCTTGTAATCCTGTGATTATTGAGATACCTACTATATCTTGTGGTAGTTCTGGTACTCTACCAGACTTAACTAACAGGTGCATACGTCTTCTTAAATAGGGTAGCTGTAACTCAGAACTCAGGATAGAATAGATTCCTCCAAGTGTTGACTCTAGTTCCTGTGTCAGTATCTTTAGCTCTGTACTTGTTACCCTTTCAGCGTCACGTTGTACTGCTTTAGCCATCAAGAAAGCATACTGTAATCTCTGTTCTATTCTTTGTACTGCTGTAAAAGATGTCTGCAAATCTGCCCCCTTCCCAACCTGTAAGACAGATACATCTTGTGCATTACCTTCTCGAATAGCTCCGTTAGGGGCTTTAGCTAAAGTACTAGCTCTGGTTGTACCATTGGGATTTACAAGAAAAACTGTACGAGCAGACGCAGCAGCATTTTCTATTATTGCTTTCATTAATCCTTCAAGAGAAATCAAATCCCCTCGGTACTCTTCAACGTATCCCCTTCCGTAACTTTCTCCACTTAATCTAGTAAATCTGAGATTTATAAAAGGACTTACATCTTTCCTTGCTCTACCTTCTGTGTTAGGTATCCTTTCTCCTTTACATTCTTGATGCCAGTTAAAGAAGTCTCCATCTCTTTTGACGTGTGTATATATATCTAAATCTTCCTCTAAAGTATTCTGTGTATATTTAGCTTTCTCTTCTAGCTTGGCTACAAAATCAAGTGGCAGTGCTTTACCATTTACTGTTTCTTTAATAATAATTTCTAAAGTATTTCCAGTAGGGTCACGTTTGCATACATATTTTTCTAGTGGATATACTTGTAGTCCTTCAGTTGTTAAATACATTAAAACATTTCCACCTACAATAAGATGTTTTAATGCTTCAAACATTGCGACTCTATCATTTGATATTTCAATCTCACGCATTAAGGCAGCTTCAACTTTGCGTAGTGCTTTATCTATTTCTGTTATAGCTTCTTTACCACCTTCCTCTTGGGCTATCTTTATCATGTCTAACACAAGCTTAAAGAAAGGAATGTTCGTAGGAAAAAGACCTGTCAAAAGTTTTGCAGCAAGGCTGTTTACACCTGCTGCTCCGATTGATTGATAAGGTGTCTTGATCTTACTTCTTCTCGCACCGCTACTACCTGAAGTTTCAGGTATAAGATATGGCAGTGTAAGCTTGCTAGACTCCTGACCTTCTCTTAAGTAGGTTGATCTTTCTTGTGCCAGTTGTTCATACAACCCTGCTGCTGTTACAGCCGAAGAGGAATATTCCATGTGTTAGAGAGGAGTTCTTAAGTTACCAGATTCAGTTTGATTTGATAATAAAGGTATTCGCAAGGAAGCAGTACCCCTTCTAGCTGCTGCTCTTGTGGTGTTGGGTGCAGCCCTTTGTCCTTTCTTAGCAATGTCTTTTCTTTGTGTACCTGTTACAGGACTTGTCGCAGCAGTTGACCTTCTCTGTCCTGAAACAACTTCTTCAGCAGTAGGCTCTGGCGGTGGTGCAACTGGCTCTCTTGGGGGTGGGGGAGGTGGGGGAGGTGGACTTCTGAAGCACATAATTAGTTACCTTTTTGCTTTCATAGCTTTTCTAGCAGCAGCCATCTTTTGAGCTTTTGATGGAGGTCGCGACCCTCTAGAGACTCCTGATCTAAGTCTAGCACTTCTTTCACTTTTTTCTTTTGCTCCAAGACCACCACCACTTCTTTGAAGTAGAGATGTAGTTCTTTCTAAGTTTGTATCAGCAGTTGGTTCAACGTAAGTTCCTTCTCTTTTCTTTCTATCCATTTTCAATTTATCTGTTGCTTTCTTTGTATCCTTCGGGTCATCAACACCTGTCTGCTTCCCTGTTACAACAGGAGGTGCATCTTCAAACTCAGCTTTTTTAGGAGCAGGTGCAGCTTTAGCACCACCACCGAAGAAGCACATAATTAAATACCTTTGGTTGTGTTGTTCAGCATAGTCTCACGTTGCCTTTTCTGTTGTTCAATTAGATAGTCAACAACACTACGTTGTCCTGCTCTATACCATATCTCTCTATCAGATAATGACAAGTCAGGGTGTCGTTGTGGGTACAGATTATCTAGACCTTGTATAAGATCATCAGTTATTAAAGGTAAGGTGTTGCTTGCCATAGTTTTATGCTACCATTAAATCAATGGGGGTGGTTTCCCATTGGTAAAGCAAACAAAAAAGCTCTAGGTTTTTGATGTCTCCTGTCGTTTTCCTAGAGTTTTTTTTATGGATTCCAAAGTTTTACTGTACCTGTATTGTAGTCATAATCTCCCTCTCGTAATATTCTAGTAAGTCTTGCGTTAAGAATTGCATCAGCTAAACTGTAACCTTTCTTTGTATAAGTCTCAGCAACCTTAGACCATAGTGCATCTTGTGTGTCAGGAGTATCGGCAAGTAACTTGCTTGCAGTTACCATACCCAACCCCTTGACTCCTATTATTCCATCTGTGCTATCTCCTGCTATAGCCATTTCAAACCAGTGTCGCATAGCTTTCTTCTCTGTAATATGTTCTACTTCTTCAGCACTTATCAGTAAGCAGGGTATAGTTCTCATGTCTTTATCAACTGAAACTATAACTGGATTATCATACTGACCATTAGTGGCTAGTAATCCAAGCACGTCATCTCCTTCTAAGTTGGGATACGATACACATTCATAGTCTTGTTTAAGTAATTCAATAGTATGCTTCATAGCTAGTGGTTTTCTTTTTCCTATCCTATGGATTTTGTATGCAGGAAATATGTCATGCCTGAATGTTGGGTACTCAGAGAAACACATGACAACATCTTGTTTAACTTTAGGCTGCTGTGTTTTAGCTATTGTTTTATATACTTCTAGTCTTGATTCAACAATAGATAAACAATCTTTTGCATTGGAGTGCAAGGTATGATTCCAAGAATCCCATTGTATTTCTACTTCTCCTGCACAACAGGAAGAGAAGACTAGCCAATCTGCATCAATGAGTAAAGTCATAAATCCCCGAATGTGTTTTCATAAACTATTAACCTGCCTGTCTTCTGGTCGTACAATAACTTATCTACTTCTCCTGTCATACCTGTATGTCTTGACTTAAGTATCTTTAGTTGTAGTCTTTGTCTTTCACTAGCTTCGCCTACCTGATTGCGTGATGCACCTAACACGACATCACTTAGCTGAAGTAGTCCAGAACTACCCTTCAAATCTGAAGTATCAATCTCTCTACCAGACTCATGTGATTGTCCTTGAGGTCTGCGTAGATGACTAACAAGTATCAAAGCTATACCAGTTGATTCACATAGACTTCTAAGCTTAGTCATTGTCACATCAATAGCACGTCTTTCATTCTCTAACTCAAGACCTGAAGTAACTATAGTTATATGATCTAGTATTACTATCTGAACCCCATCAACAGTTGCTAAGTATCTGATCTGTTCAAGCAATACATCAGGGTCAAGACTACCAAAGTGATTATATAAATATAAGTTACGAGAAGATGTCAGCTTATCGAATGAAGTCTTCACTTCATCAGGGTCAATATCATCTTCAAGATGTAGAGGTACATTCATATCAATACCAACTAATCCCTGTAAAGTTCTTTGTACTGATTCTTCTAGTCCTATGTAACCGAGCTTTAGATTCTTAGTTAAGAAATGGTATGCAAGTTCTCTGCATATCGTGGACTTCCCTGCTCCGCTACCACTGGCAACTGTAAACAGTTGGCTAGGAAACAAACCTCTTGTAAAGTCATTTAGTTTTGGGAATGGAAAGTCTGATATTGGTTTACTTGTTTCTTTGGTAAACAAATCCCATGCGTCTGCTGCGTTAATTAAACTATCAGGTCTTACTGGTCTAGCCTTCCATAACTTTTGTCTTACTATCTCTCCTTCATTCAATACCAAATGATCGTTCACGTCATTACGATCAAGCTTTGCTATTGCTACTTTTCCCTTGGGTAAAACTCCCAAGCATTTCTCTGCTGCTCTGCTACCTGCTTCATCATTATCAAAGCATAGAACTATACGACAATAAGTATCCAACCATTTGTAGTTAGCTGCTAGATACTTAGCTGCTGATTGTACGCCTGACGGAATAGATACACAGGGAAACTTATTACCCTGTATCTGACTAGCACTCATGCAATCAATCTCTCCTTCGCAAACAGTTACAAATACAGAACCATTACCGCCATGCTGTCGCCATAGATGTTGACCCCATAGCTGTACGTTTGATATGTCTCCTATCCAAGCAAACTTCTTATCAGGAAATCTAATATGCTGTGCTACATCATTACCCTTTTGATCTTTGTATGTAGCTACTTGAACAGGCATACCTTTGTATTCAGCCTGTCCATATCCAAATAGTTCGCAAGTCTCTTTAGTGATTCCACGTTTAGATAATGCTATGGGTGTTACCTTCAATAGCTTTGGACTTGTTTTAAATAGTGGTGTCACTTTGTCTATCATTTTCTTTGAGTAAGCAGACGATAAATTTTTCTTGTTTGGATAGTAAGTGTATCCGCAATCCATAGTGAAGCAATGCTTATGTCCATCACTAAAGACCGCACAGTTTTTTTTGCCACACTCAGGGCAAACTTCTTTTACTTTGTATTGACTCTTCATACCAATCATCAGGAATAAATTTCTCACAGTATTGAAACCCATGTCTCGTACACCAATCGGCATACGAGATAGAGTTCTTTGCTTTAGATAGTTTGGTCTTGCTGTTTTGAAAACAGAACCTTATATCTAAGTCGGGTCGCTTCTCCTTAATCGCAAGATGTTTTCGTCTATCTTCCTTGGAGAAGTAGCCCTTCGTTTCAACAATAAAATTGTTGAGGATAAAGTCAGGCCGATATGTGCAAGTAATTTCATAGTCAATGCTGAGTGTTTCATAGGTAAAGATAAGTTTCTTTTTGTTTAGGTCGTCAGCAAATTGACTTTCAAATTTACTCTTGTACTTAGAAGTCTGCTGCGGTTGGGGTCGGAGTTTTCTCTTCATAACTTGAGGGTTCTGCTGTATCAAAATCATCTGCCCCTCCTCCTGTCCAAGGAACTATATCCCTGAAGCAAAAAGATATGGGGAATAGTTTGATACCAACACCATTACCCTGTGCGTCATAACCAGAAGCAAGCATAGCTGCTTGGCCTGTAGTCTCTGGACTAATCTTCTCCATGAGTTTTCTTTCGTCTTCACTCATCATTAAGTTTTGTCCTGAAGCAGGGTCATGCTTATAGAAAGTGATCGGTTGGTTATTACCTTTTAATCCTTTGACATTTTTCTTGAGCTTCAGGATTAGAAAGTCATCTTCAAATGACCAAGGGAAAGTAGGCTTACCTGTGTTCTTGTTCTTTGTAAGAGTGAATGTTCTTGTTGGGTATGCAGCTTTTAACTGTGACTTCCAAGCTTCAAGTAAGTTCTCTAACTGGTTGGCTATATATTGAGTAGCTTCATGTTCTACTTCCTTGCCATCTTCTTTTACCTTGACGACTGTGCCGACAGGTATCATAGCTTCTGTCTTCCACTTCTCAACACCCATGTATTCATCAGGTGTGACGAGGTAGGAATAACGAAAGCGAGTTCCTACAGGAGTGATTATTTTAATCTGCTCCGATTTAATTGATTCCATGTGTACCTTGGATTGTTCTTGTGATTCGTCTTATAAAAGACGTTCCCTTACTATACCTTGATCTCTTGTTATGTAAATATATATGGTGCTGTCAACACATCTGTAATATCAAACTCCCCCATCAGTAGTGCAGGTGGTAATCCCTTACTATTACTTAATTGATCTGCTGCTTGATGATGTAAGTTGTCTAAATTATTATCACTATATATGTAGAAGAATGTCTGCTTAACACATTCAATCAGCCTATCAAGTTCAGCAGCAGGGCTACCAAAGCAATCATGAATTATACAGAACTGTTCAAGACCCATCTTGCTTGCTTCAACCAGACTTAAATGTAGATGAGCAGCGTCAAAGGAATGTATGTAATTACTTGGGAAACCTTGCAGTTGTTTTCTCTTGTTGACTAGCTTCTCGTCAGGCTCGGCAAGACTCAGATAAACTGTTTGATTACTTAGCTTGGTCTTGATTCTTTTAGTCTGGTTTGTATAGTACTTCTGCTGTACTAGAAACCCAGACGGAGTATGCCATGAGATAGTCTTGTTCTCTTTGTTAAAACATAAAGCTATCCTTGATAAGTAATTTAAAACTTGATAGCTTTCAGGGCATATATCTTTTACAGCCTGTTCGATTATTGCAGCAAGGTAAAAGTTATTCTTAAAATTTTTTACCATTGAAATATTTTTTGCAACAAAATATTTTTCTATGTAGTTAGCTATGCCGAAGGTCGTTGAGTTATATGGAATCATCAGCACTGGTTTCTTTATAAACTTCCTAGTCAACAGGTTTGAAATCTTATTCCAACTCTTGCCTTGCGTTGTTGTATCTGTCTCTAATATTTCTATGACTCTTACAAGAACATCTTTATATAAATCTTGTGGTTTGTTTACTCTCTGCAAGTTAACCTTTTGTGCTAGTGCTTGAGATGAAATCAACCCTGCGATATGTTGGTATCCATTGTTAGTACCATCAAGACAACAGCAGAAACGTGAAACAAAATTACCCTTCAATCCTACCTGACAAAATTCATACCACTCTTTACACCAAGCTAGGAATTGCCAAGGGTCTTTTGCTTGACCCCATATATCTATGTTGTCCAGTGGGTTTAGTGCTACCTGTTCAGCAAAGTCTTGGCCTTCTATGTAAGCCCACTCTAGCCTTTCATCATAGCTCAACTTGTTATAACCAAAAGCATTAGCTCCTGCTATCGCCAACCAATCAGCATCTTTCTTAGTCTTGATAACAGCACCCTCGTAGAAGTGATGCAAGGCTCTGGCAATATCAGTTCCCTGTGGGTGGAAGTGTGCAGTTACAGGATAAAGTCTTGAAGTAAAATCCATTTG